CTGAACCGGAACGCGTCAGGACAGGACCAAATACAGCATCAATAGCCAGGTCGTAGGTGTTCCGTAGTTCGGGCGTTGCTGCCCATGTCTGGATCTCGATTGCGATCTTTGCGTGGGTTTCTCTACGCGTGGAAGTATTCCCCGCATTCGAGTTCTGCTTGCTCTTAAAACAACCAATACCCTGCGCTGCAGTAAGGTCTGCAAAGGTCTGCGGCCAGCCAGGAGACCAGGCAACATTTGCGACAACATCTTGGATCATCGCATGAGCGGAGGCTTCAACATCAAGCACCACCATCACCTCCTACAAGCTTCTCGCCGTACTTCTTCAAAACGTCCGGAAGTGATTTCTCAACTTCCTTAGCAGATGGATACATGTACGGCTGTGCCGGCATACCTTTCCAGTCCTCACGATAAGTAATGCCCGTTTCCGGATCCTTCTCCTGGCCGTTTGCTACTGCTCCGGATATGCCGCCCTGCCCGGTTCCATACTCGGGATACACCGCATGATCGCTATTAGTTCGATAGCCGCCAACAATAGTGCCGTCCTCTGGTTTATTTGACAGTCCAACACCTTCGTGAATAGACTCTCGCAATTCACCTGAGTCGACAGGAGCGAGTGCTCTCGCTTGTGCTGCACCTATTTCTGACAGTTCGTTGACCATGTCAACTGCAATACTTTCAACAGCGGCTTCCATGCCTGCTATGCGCTTCTTCAAGCCGTTCAGATTGATCTCAATACCCACGTCACACCTTCTTTCCATACAGCGTTACGTGGCTGTCTGAGGCTGTTGAATCGACTACCCGATACGTATCTGATCCGTAGACGACATAATCGGCTACAGGGATAGGCAAGGCTCCAGAACAAGTGATTATGCAGTCCTTGTTGACTGTGAGCCCCCACTGCTGCGCCACAAGAGCATCCTTTATGACCTGCAGGTTAACCAGGTATGATCCGGACGAAGAAACAGCCGGCGCCGAGGTTTTTCCGCCGAGCGCTCCAGCTGTCTCCACTCTTGCATGATGTGCTATCGTCTTATCCTGGAATGCCTTTGTCTGAGCATCCTTAAAGCTCTGTGGAATAATCATGTGATCACCACCCAACTTTTCGAAAACGCGAGAGCTGACCTTCGTAGTCTTTCAGGACAGATACGACCTGCTGCAGTGCCTTGTCAAAGCTGCTGTCCTTGTAGCTGACCGACTGCCCATTATCAGAAACAGCAGATACCGTCTGCACCTGCTCACCTTTTTCAGCTTCTCTGAGTCGGTACACATCATGTGTCATCTCGATCAAAACAGGCTGAAAATCATCCGGCATAACCGTCTGATTCATGCTGTTGAGAGCCTTTGTTCCGGTAAGCTTGATCAGCAGACTCAGTAATGCGTCCTTATCCGTCCCGGTAATTTCGAGAGAAGCTTTCAGATCCGAAAGATCTGTAGCTGTTGGTATATATGCCATCTGCTTTACTCCTCCTTATCCGGTTTCTTTTTTCGGCCGCGCTTTGGTTTGTCCTCAGCGGGTATCTCAGGTATTGGTTCTACCGGTTGTTTCGGCGGCCGGTAAATGTCCCAGGGCATGAGATCACTTCCTTTCAGGAAAAGGGAAAGAGCGACTATTCGTCGCCCTCTCCTCCTTCCGGTGCTTTGTCCTCTTCAACCGGGTCGACAGCATCTGTACTATCTGCACCGACGGAGTAGCCGTGATCCTTGAACCACTGGATGCGCCACGAATCGTTCGTCTCTCCAACACCATCGCGGAATTGGATGCCTGCTGATACGCCGTTATATCCCGGAACCTTTGTTTGGATCTGCACCATTCCAGTTGTTTTTTCGACCTTGATTTTCTTAGCCATTTGGAAGATCCTCCTTTACTGCACTTTGATTTTTCGGAATGCGCCGGCAGCCTTTGTTGCTTTGAGAACAACAGCGGCAACCATCTCGACTTCACCCTTTTTAACTGCGCCTGCAGTCTTGTAGTCGGGAAGCCATGACTGAATAGGAGCCACTCCGGCCATAGACACAGCATGGAATCCATCAAGACCGAGGCGAGCGGCAAAGAGAGAGGTAAGTCCGGTAACTCCGTCGATAGCAACAACAGGGTCGTTCGAACCGGCTTTTGCTCCGAAATCAACGAACGGTGTGTTGCCGTATCTTTCGACCTGCTGTCCGAAAGTGTCCTTTGTGATCATGTACATGCCGGCGCGTCTTGCACAAGCTCTCAGCTTGGCGATCATCTTGGTGTTTCCACCAAGGAAGCTGGAAGGACCGTCAAGCCCGCCAAGGAACTCATCGAGCATGTCGAGGAATGCCTGGTAGTTAGTAGTGACAAGAGCGGAAGTGGACAGGTCAATCGCCGCGGCTGTGTTGAACTCAGTAGAAGATCCGGTAATGGCTTTGTCGAGACCGTCGAAAGCATTCGCGTCAACCGCAGAATCACCGTTAATTACGGTGTCGTTGAACAACGCTGTTGCTGCTTTGATCTTCTGCTTAGCCTGGAAATCAACCTCGCTTACGATACCGCCCATGTTGGCAATAACACGGTCAATCTCGTATGCTCCGCCAAAGATCTTGAGATCCGCGGTGTATCTCTGCTTTGCGGCTTCCTGCGCGGCATACTCGGCGTTAACCGCTCTGAATCCGGCTGTGGGCTGTGTGATGACACGGGTGTAACCATAGGTCATGGTTGCGCCACCACCGGTAGGGGATACGACATCGTCAAATGTAAGATTGTCCATCAAGAAACTGGACTTTGCGAACTCGTCGATGATCATTTTCTGTACAGCATCCTGTACATTAACTTTTGCCTGTGCAAGTGTTACTGACATAATCTAATACCTCCTAAGTATTACTTTTTTTCGAAGGCCGCCTGTAATGCGTCCCTCAATGTTGCCGGTTCTTTTTTACCTGTGTCTCCGGAGCCGCCTGCGAATCCAGATCCTTCATCCTGCTTGGTCTCAATCTCGAAGAGATAAGGCTTTTCTTTTGCAAGAGTCTCGATGTCCAGTCCTTCAACCGTTCCGTCGTCCTTTAGCTTCAAGGTGTCGCGCTTGATATGGGCTTTCACGCTGGTAAGATCTCGGGCCTTGGCTTTACCAAGGACTGCATCCAGAGCGGAATCAAGCTTCTGGTCAGCAAGTTGCTTTCCCAGGGCTTCCGTATCGGTTTTGTACTGAGCCTGTAAAGCTGTCAGCTTCGTTTCGAGGTCTGTACCCTTACCGGCTTCGCCCTGCAGCTTTTTGATATCTGCATCACGATCGGCAAGCTGCTTATTAATAGCAGCCACGGTATCAGTCTCTTCCTTAAGCCGAGAGCGAGGGACATAGTCCTTCTGGTCTTCGATGATCTTTGTGGCCTGTTCTTCTGTGAGTCCAAGTGCGATTAGGTCTTCTTTCTTCAACATGTGTGGCTCCTTTCATGTGTTCGCATGCTCCTTGATAGCGCAGCCAAGCCCTGCGATGTGCGAATCGGATTGTTATCGCTGCCCGAACAGCGGAAATTGTAATGTTTGCCCGGCTGAACCTTTAAGGTTCTTTTGGACATAAAAAAGCACACCCGAAGATGTGCTCTGTCGTATTAATACCGGACTTTTGGCGCCGGCTATCCACATTATTTACTGCATCTGCTTCATCTGTGTCCCTCTTTCTCGACTATCTGCGATTTGGATGTTCCTGAGATAGCGAAGCCCCTTGTCATGGCTCCGAAGTCTGTAAATAATCGATATTCAGTGCCGCACACAAGCGCAGCTTGTAACCAGTGTGAATGCCGGGATCCTCGAGCATATCGTGAATAACTCCCAGGACTACCTTCATAGGCTCGATGTCCATAACGGATATGCTGACTGATAGTCCTTGCTTGTTAGATTCCATATTCCCCGACCTCCTCACCTGACAATTCTTCCATAAGTTGGTCATAGTCAACTGAATTGAGCCTGTGCATAAATAACTGTGCATCGAATTCGGGTTCATATGACTTGATTGCTTCAACCGCTATTTTCAACTTCTCACGAAGTGAATATATTTCTTGCCATAAGAGTTCGTCATCGTTCATATTCCCTCCTATGCAGTTCTTACGCAGTGACCATTCTGCCAGGCTCCGCATTCTTCCTTTGAACAGTTTGTTGATGACTTCTGTGTGAAATATGTTGTATCCCAGCGCATCCCTGCTATGGTATCCGTGGGATCGTCAGAAAAGTCTTTCTTGAAAGTGCGGGGAACAGACCTTTCGATATAAAGGGTCTTCGTGTTGTATGGACACTTCATGCGAACTCCTTTTTTGCATAAAAAAAGCAACCCGGTTAAGGATTGCTCTTGTTCGTATGTGTTTTTAGGATTATGCGGCCAATAATTTATCGGCAACAATGATAGCTAAATCACCTTCAGGAGTTGGATTATAATTTTCATCAAGACCATGCAATACTTCAAAGTCCATGGCAGCATCACGCAGCTCCTCAGACTCCTCGTAGCTAAAGTTGAAATCAGGAGGCAGCATAAGATGATACATCTTTGCCAATGTATTAATTAATTCTTTTTCATCAGCAGTAAAATCAATTACCATCTTTTCCCTCCTGCAGCTTTTTCGCTTTTTTCGAATGTGTTGGATTCACAGAAACAATCACACCCGTATCTGGATTATACGCTACTTCGGCTGTTTTTCCAACAACACGGATGCTCTTTCTCCCCTGGTCATCATACTTAACCTTCCCCACACTGAGTGGATCTAGCAGTGCGTCATCAATTGATTTTCTTGATATTCCACGTTTCTCCGCTTGCTGCATGGCGTGATCACTCATATTAGCCGAGGACGCCTTTGTCGGGATCAGGCTTGCGATCCACTCAGGATACGTCATGTTGTACGCCACTGTTGATATCTTCCCGGTTATCGGATCTTTTGCCCGTCTCACGAGCCTTGCTTCAATAGCCGGATCCAGTCTGGCATTGATGACTGACCTACAGAAAGGATGTAACGGCGGAAAGTTGACTCCTACCTTCTTATTTTCATATGTGTAATCCTCCTTGGTATCCGGATCAATGATCCCGTCGTGCTTTTGGCATATAAGAGAAGTACGGCCATCGAGAGTGGCTAGATACTTATACTTCTTCACACCCATCTCCATGTGTGCTTCGGCTGTGATCTCGTTGTGGATGTGATTCGTTTCTGTCCGAAGCAGCCTTTCAGCGGCATACTCGGCGCCGGCGTTTCTGGTATCAACATATCCAGTAAGATCCTGTTGACATCTTCTCCAGCTGCGGCCAGTCATTACGTTCTGCTGTACGATGTCCTTTGTCCTGGATGCCACAATGTCAGTATTGGTCCAGATCCGTTTTGAAAAGTCCTGCCCGCTCCAATTCTCATCAAGTGCACGCTTTAAGACTTCTTCTGACAGTCCGTTAAAAGAAAAGCCAAGCCCTGTACCTCTTTGGTAGTCGTACAAGGTGCGATAGTAAGAAAGATCCGCAGTACTGATCAGGCTGCCCCTTAAGATAGCCGACTCCTGCGGAGCAATCATCTTGATGTGTGTGTCTATCGAGGCTTCCACGGCTTGCAGGCGGCTGATACGGGCGCGATAAGCAGGAGCATTCAACTGATTGAGTAGCTGCCGGCGTATCTGCGGATCCTCTACCGTAGTGAGCTGCTTACGAAGGCCGTCGAGAAAGTCCTGCGAGTCTCTTACTGTCAGAAGTTCTCTGGCTTCTTCAATGCCGAGCCCTGCATCCTTAATATACTTCGCGAGGATCCGTTCAATGTCTGCGTAGATCTGCAGCTTTGCATTGGTGTACAGCTTTGCGATCTGATCAAAGTACTGGGAGCTGTTGCGCTCTATCAAAGTAAGCCGTTCGAGTGCTCTATCATCCCAGTACTCTTGCGGCTTACTCATAGGCTACCTCACTTCTGCTGCGTCGTTGTATCGGTCTGGCTGGTAGGATCCGTGTTGCCGGTATTTGCCTGACCTCCGAACTCACCGAATGCTGACCGCTGTTCCTCGAGCTTCTGCTTACGCTGTTCAAGCAGATCTTTATAAGCCTGATCAACATCCGTAACAAGCGGATGTGCTGCAAGAAGAATTCTCTCAGGTACCAGATTGTCAGACGCAATGATCATTTGCACTGTCTCTGCATCATTGGTGATCTGTGACTTATTGAAAGAAACGCGGATTAACTCAGGATCATACTTCTTGCCGTCACGCTTATTGATCTCCCCGGTAAGGAATGCCAGATGATCCTTAAGAGCGGTCTCCGCTTCGATGATCATGTTATTTGCTTTCAGGTCAAGAAGAGTGTACTGAAACTTAAGTGATACACCAGAAGGTGCACTTCCCATCTGATCATTACTGACATCAACTGCCTGGCCGAACACATGAATAGCTTTCCAGAGCTCCTTGAGCCAGTTGATACGTCCGGCCATCTGGAGATCCAGCTGCTTCATCTCAATAGCGCCCTTTTCCCCTCCCACAGACACGGCCCTGTTGACTTCAAGCTTCTTCACGATAGCCGACGCTGTATCTCCGCCAAAGCCCTGGATAACTGCATAGAACTCGTTAAAATCCATCAGGTTATTAGTTCCCTTGCTTGAAACAAGGTCATAGGCATCAATCAGATCCTTAATGGGCTCGAGATCCGTGAGTTTGTCAGCGTTATTTGCCTGTTCGATAAACGGGATTCTGCCCCACGATATGCCTGTTCTGGACTTCTCAATTTGTGTTACACCGTCCGGACCGTTTACTTTGGTTACTTCCCAGTAATGGGGCGCCGGATTAACAGGATAGTCAGGATCAAGTACATAACTCTTTCCGCTTTGTACCCAGTATGTGACATCCTTAGCTGTCCACCACTGCGCTTTGAAGATCGTCTTCTTTGTTGTGCCGGTACGAAGTTCGATCGGGAAATAGTAAATACCCTCAAGAAGGTCCTGCTCATAGGCCGTATCATAGATCGGAATGAAGCAGTCTCTGCCGAGAATAACCTGGCGAAGTTTTCCTAGCGTGTCCTTGTATTCATGCAACCAACACACACCGTGCAGCGAGGTCTTGCGTTGCCACTGAAGAAGCACCTTGCGGTACTTAGCATCAGTGGTATTCGTGAGTGCGGTCTGGAATATGAATTCTTCATTTCCACCGGTCCCGCTCTCAGCAGCCTTCGCGTTGTCGACGGCGATCGTCGGCTCTTTACCGGAAATATAGCCAATCTTCTGCTCAACCTGGTTAAAGAGGAAGCGGTGCTGGATCCGAACATTGCTTCGATTCTTGTTTGTAAACTCCTCTTCTGCATCCTCGGCATTAATGACCGTGATTTTCTGGAAGTCCAATCCCTTGATGTCCTGCTCAAATTTGTAATATCGATCAGCATCAAGAGCCTTGATCCGCCCCGGGTCAGTAGCGTGAGCTGTGATCAACTCTGCAAGGATCTGTGCATTGTTCATAGCCGCGCCGGCACTGATTCTCATGTTGATAAGATCGGTTTCTGTAATCAGCATTCTCACACCACCTTTGTTTCTACCATGATGTGCTCTAGCGCATAACGTAATGCGTCGAGCAGATGGTTATCTCTGTCAACCGGCTCAGGCAGCACTCTGCCGTTGCGATCCTCGCGATATTTGTACTTCTTCAGCTCCAATTGCGTCTCAATACAAGACTTGTCCACAAAGATCTTCTGCCTCTGCAGCCACTTGATCCCAAACTCTAATGATCCGGGTCCCTTGATTGCCGGTACCGCCCTAATCCCAAAATT